TTTCAAGCAATGCTTCAATAGCATTTAACTGCTGTTGAATCTGGATAGGGCCGTCAGGTGATACACCTGAACCCGGTCCGCCAAAGCCTGCGCCTTCGATCATGAACATTACTGCGTTATCGGTTGCTGTTTCACCAATAAGTGTAATAGATGATGCTAAGTCAATTACTTGACGTACTTGATCGAGGTATGTTACTGAACCTGCTGCTGCTGCGATCGGGCCGGTGCCGTCGATATCAATAAGAACTGCGTCGTTTAATACTGCGTTTGCAGTTGATACGCCAATAAAAAGAACGTCGCGTCCAATTTGTTGCGATGGTGCTACGGTATTACCGTTTACTTTTAATACTTGTGCCATTTTTAAATCCTCTAATTTTGTTAAAATGTGCGTAGAGATCCTCTCTACTGCTTTTATAGTTTTATTTATCTATTCTAACAAAAACTACCACTTATCATGGGGCGTTTCGCCGGTAATATCTGGCCTTGCAAAGTTCAAACGGAACCATTCATCGGTTCCTGGCTGTATGTTGTATTCACGTTCTAGTTCTCGTTTGCGATGCGAGTCCGCAGACCGTTGCTCTAAGGTTTGTCGAGGTGCTCCTTCCATTTCGTTCTGGGCTCTGTTTACTCCTGCTAGTTCGAGCAAGTCATCTATCTCTTCTTCGTACGTGCCTTCTACTCTTTTACTTTCAAAAGGCATTTTGATATCCGGCTCTTGGCGCTCTATGGGCGCATCCGGATCATATTCTTTCCACATTTTTTACTCCTGCAAGCTCTAACATATTTGAAAGCTTGTCTTTATAATTTTCATTTGTTGCCGGGCCTTTTACCGGTTCGCCATCAACATAATAATCGTAACGTCTTTCATAGCGTCCATCAGCTTCTTCGCCATCTTGTGTATAATAATGTCCTGGATCTATTTCACCAGTGTCTGTGTCCAAATAAGATGTTACTGCAGGACCATCTTCCGGATCTCTGTGTTTCTCTCCATTTAAATACCAGTGTTCGGTTTCTATGCCATTCCTTGAAAATCGCATTGCGGGACCATCCTCTCGATGTCTTTTACCATGCACCCAATATTCTTCTCTCTGTTCATCGCCTAGGCCTAGATTCCACTCGCCGTCGATATTCCATGTTCTAGCCGGGCCTGCTTTCGGATCTCTATGGTAGAGTCCTTCTTTGTCCACTGAGACTTGTCTCTCACTGTCATTAAAGATCCATGCATCGCCCTCAATTTGAAATTTTCCTAGCTTTGCAAACACATCAGAAACTTCCTTATGGTCATTAAGAAATTCTACAGGATAATTAGTTTCACCAACCTTAGGTCTCAAAGCGCCCAACGGAATATCATCCTCATCCATAAATTGTTCAGTTTCAAAATGGAATTGAAAACGTTCGTTTGTTTTCTTATCTGTTATGATATACAACGGCCCTTGCTTTGAATAGTTTGCGAATTCATCCGGATATGCTGTGCACCAGTCTGTGCCTGCCGCCAAGGCTTTGCTTGCTTTGTATGTCTTTGGTTGAATGATGCTGTAGTTTGGTGAGTCTAATATTACGTTGACGTCCTTAGGATCGTATTCTAATTTATGTTCGGCATACTTGTGTATCAATTTACTTAGGCCGGCCGAACCTTTGAGCTTGTTAATGTCTGCATCTTCGGGATCGAGTTTCTTTTTCCTTTTTAACAGATCGAATCGTTCTAAATTTTGTGTAATACCACTACCGAAATCCTCAAGCCCATGTATGCCTCCGTCGATGTAACGCTGGATCATCCAGTTAACGTATTTGTTATTTTGGGTAGGGTCGAACCGTTCAAGCCATCTTACAAATCGTTTGTCACCAGGGATGGTCCAAAGTTTGATTCGAGCATCTAACATCATTATTTCTTTCTTTTCGTCGCTACCCGACGGCATCATTTCGAAACTATCTAATTTGTCCACGCCGGGCTCTTGTAATAGTCGCGCTTTTAATTTTTCCGGACTAAACTGGACGTATTCAAGCAGGAATTCGCGCTGTCGCATTACTTCTTCCAGGAACGGTAGGCGTTAAAATTCTGTTTACTGAATTCTAACCTGTCTACCAATTTAATTGCTCCGCCATGGTGACCAATTGCAACAAACCCTTCTGGATTTGTTACTTTATAGTTGTCACCGTCTTTAATAAATGTGTGTAGCCCTTCAACCTGGTGTAATTTTTCAATTACTATCAGTTTAATTTCTACGAGACGTTTGTATACTGCAAGAACACCAAGCAATGCATTTGAATGGTCTTCTAAAAATTCTTCTTTCTTTGCGATCTTACTTAAACGGTTTTTGACTCCGACATTATCCTCGCCCTTCTCGTCAATGATCTTATCTATCTCAACTTGCATCTTTTCTTTGTAAAATTCCAGGAATCCTTGTAAGAATTCAATTGGGTTACCTACTAATTTTCCATCACGCACCATATGGTTTATGAAAGGCTTTACAAATTTTGAAAATTCCTTGTTGGCTATGACTACATCAAACTTCGATGGAGTGATTTTTGACATTGTGCCTTCAACTCCTTTAATTCTGTTGTTGATGCGCTTTAATTCCGCAGGTGTCAAGCTTGCAACACCAGTCAAGTCTTTAAATACTGCATCGTCAAACCAAATTTCCTTAGTTTTATTAAGGCTGGACACATCTGCTCCGAAAACTGCGTTCATGTTTTCTAATTCCGCGCCTTCGTATGCGGTGTGGAAGATAATTCCCAACTTAGCTCGTAACATTTGCTGGCCGAGCTGGCTATCTTCCTTAACTGCATAGGTAATTGTGTTGGGAGTGAACTCGATCATCTTCTCGCCATCAATCTCTGCCTTCTCAATTGCTGCGCGATCAAACATAAAGTCCCCTTGCAGGACTCCGCCGATGCCCAGCTTAGGTAATACCTTCAGTGCTAGTGACATTTTGGAATGCAGGTCCGGACGATCGCCGTATAATTTTTTGCATTGGCCCTGCGTCTTGGCAAGCTTTGCATCTTTGCTGAATACTGCTTTAGTTCCTACAAAGAATTTTCCGTCTGCAGGATCAATACCACAAACAATTGCAGGAGCTCCGTCCCACTTTGTTGAAACTACTGCTTCTTTCTCTCCGCTGCCAATCGAAAGCATGTTAACCAACTGCTCAATATATTCTAATGCTGCTTCTGCGCCCGCGAAACCGTTATTGAAAACTAAATCTTCAATATGTTCAGTCATTCAAGATGCGTATTCTTACCGGCCGATGTTTCCATCATCATGTGGCGGTAAGAGGCATCTTGAATTCCTCCTGTTAATTGTTTGCTGCGCATTTTTTTCTACCTATTTTTCCGGATATATTTGTTCTTCCGTTACGAAACCCTGCAGGTTCGGTTCCTTCTGTTATGTATTTATTATCGTGGCCATTGGTATACCATCTCAGATTTTGTTCTTTAATCGCACTCCGACCATGCATTGAATTTTTCGTTCCAATGCCGGATCCAATTGATTTTTTAGTTTTGCTTATTTTATTACCAATTTGTTTCCGCTCTTCTATAGTTCTATTTTCCCAAATCTGTCTTTGTATACCAGGAGCATCTTCGAACACCGGGTTTTTATGATTGCTGTGATCCTTGTTCCAATTTCTTGCTTGCTTGCGTTCATCTGCGGTCATAGTTGACCAATATTCTTTCATTCTCTCGCTGTTTCCTCCGAAGCCACCAGGGTCAATATTATATTCCGGACCGATGTTGCTTATCCATTCTATCTCTGCATTATGTAATTCTTCTCTTGAATTACAAACCTGCAAAATACTTCTTGTAAACGAATCCTTTCCATATTTTTTAATGGCAGATCTTAGAATCTTTCCAGATCCCAAATATAAATTACCATCTGTTAAAATTGGTTTTTCGTGCGAACACAGCCCTACGTATCTCTTCTCATTTATTGTATTGGTAGTAAGATATACAAATCCGTACATTAAGAGTAGCCTGCAGGGTTCGGTTGGTGGTCAGTTATATCTGCTACGCCTGCTTCGTCATCGTACGCAATCCATTTTTCGTTGCCGGCTTCATCTTCAATCTTGCCAACATACATATACGAACCGAGACCGGTTACAGCTGGTGGCTTCATTGTTGTAATTCTCCAACCATCGGGTCCGAATTCAGACCACCAACGCATCATTAATCTTGCTTGGTCTTGCCAGTCTTCAATTTGTGCGCCGTGATGTTCGAGATAACGACTTAGCCGACCATGTTCAAATGACAAATCGCGTTGGCCGGACTCAATCAGATATTTACTCATTAATCTTTTATACATTTTATTCTCCGTTGACATTGCGCCGGTGGCGCTGACTGCTTGATTGTTTAGTGCTTGGGCGACAAGTTTCTCTGCCGCCCTTCCTGTTTTGTCGCTAATCCATTGCGCTCCTTTCCATGTATAAGCTTCGTTATCTGCGGCATACACTTTTTTGGTACCGGGTGCAATAGAGTTGGGACGGCCGGATCCGGCACTGGCAGCGGCGTGCTGGGATAGTGCATCTGTTACTCCTTTGTTTGCTTTGGCTTGAACTGCGGCTTGGTCGTCACCTGCTGCGCGGGTAACTGCGGCCGGCTTTTCAGCTGGCGCGGCGGCAAATTGTGGTACTTCTTGCATAAGAAAATTATAAAACTTTTGATCAGTTGGGGAATCTTGGAACGTGCTTATATTAGCTTCACGATCAGGACCCATAAAACCTTTATACCAAGTGTTAAACATATCTGCAGATCTTTTTCCGCCATTTACTATTTGTTTGTTTTCGTACTTAGACCATTGTGTCAGCATGGCATCAACTAACTTCTTAACTTTACGTTTTTTTCCTGCAGGAGTTGCGGCTCGTTTTGCTGCGGCATTCGATTTCATACGCTTGCCTTGAGCTCTTTGCTTGGCGTTGCTGGACTTTGACATGGCCGATCCGGCCATACCCTTTACAAAATTGCCCATGCCTGCTCCTTTTTCGGCAAGTTCCTGTTCGTTCATTACTTGGAACCTTTGCTTTCTTTTATCTTGTGTATTGCCCGACTGAACTTTTTAGTGTCTTGTCCTCGAATACTATTGATTAACCTACGCTCTAATTCTAGCGCGGTATCTGCGTCATAATTTTCTTGAATGTATGTGATGAGATTGACGGCGCTTGATATTACTTGTACAGCTCTGGACTCGACAATGTTTTCTTTATCCTTCTCTAATGCTAAGGCATCAAGTTCATCTAGGATACTTCTTATTTCGCTCACGGTGTTCCTCTCCAATTTGTAGTATTTATTAAGAAACGTGGAATTTATATTATATAATCTATTCCGGGGATTGTCAGCTAGTTATTTTGGTTTTTTCAGCCCACTAAGCATGTCTGCTATCTTTTTACTCTGTACCTGTGCTGTTGGAATTTTAGTTTGGATTATTTCTCCATCTTCAGTCACATCCTCGCCAGGTTTTAATCCGGACTTTGCTTTTTGTGCCATTGCAGATTGACCCGGAGTTGGCCCTTGAGGAGCCTCGTCCGGCTCGCCAGTATCTGTAATTCTAAGTGTATCAATATCAAATGCTAATTCAACTTTCTGTCCTACGCCAGAACTTGAACGTGTTTTCATAAGTTGCAATTGATATCTTCCGTGTTCTCTCATTGCTCTGCTAGTGAAAATACCAAACACATTGTCAGCAGTGTTAATCTTGCTTAGTCCACCAGCTATCATACTGTGATCAAAATCAACTTCTTCTACCGCACTTCTATTCAATTGCGATGCTGTTACGAACAGACAATGCAATTCTTGTGCTAAGTTGCGCAGTTCCTCAGAAACATACTTATCCTTAATGAACTGGTCACTAGGAGAGACTTTCGCTGACACCGGCATTAATAAATCCAGGTAGTCTATCAAAAGGAAGTCAGGCTTCTTGCCTGTCTTAATATGTAGTTCTCGAACGTATGCCCTAATGTCATTAACGTTAGATTGTGCTGGCATATACTTAACTCGTAAGTTGCCAGTCTTACCATTCTTGCCCATTAATGCAATTTGGGATGAGACTGCGTCTAAATTTTTGTAAATCTTCGAAGCGGGTGTTCCGGACAACATACTGTCCATTCGCATCGAACATAAATTTTCACTAAGTTCCAATGTAATGTAAATTCCATTCAGTCCTTGCTCTACCCAATTACATGCTAGGTTTTGCATAACTAATGACTTACCAGATCCTGACGTACCTGCAAATATATTCAGTTCGCCTCTGTTGAATCCGCCGTATAACTTTCTATCTAATGCTGGATAACCTGTAGATATTTGTCCGTTGTTATCCCGTAATGCTAATAGCCTAGCCTTTGGATCTGCAAAGTAATCAATACCCAGATCCCTTGTTAATGATATTTGCACAGCATCAACTACCAATTTCTCAACTGGTGCAAGGTTGCCTTCTTGAATCATATCTGACGCTTGCACAATTGCTCTGTTCAATGCTGTCTGTCTTGTAAACTTTTCAAACTCGTCCAAGAACCACTCGCCATGGGATTCGTCATAGTTTGGTACCGCTTCAATTTTAGTTTCGGTTTTTGCTTCTACTATCTCTGCAGATGGAAGGGCATTGTATTCCATGCTGTACTCGTATATAAAACCTGCAGCTTCTTTTATACTTTTATGAAAATTCTCAGCATCGTATATATTCTGCACCCTGGCAAACATTTCAGGTTCGTGCATCATTATTTCTAGGAATAACTTTTGTACTTCTGGATTATACTCAGATGCCATATCTTATTTGATCGATTTTTGTTTTTGTTTGTATTAATTGTAGCTTTATTTGCTTGACCCTTTCTGTGTTGCCGGCCGCTTCTTCCTCGTCCATTAATTTAAAAAGGTCGCCTGCAACCTCTTCATAATATCCTATCTCTTCTATTCTAGTCATGTATTCTTCTCTTCAGTAATTCTATCTTTGTTGCGTTTGTTGCTACGTTACTTATGATAGATTTGAGGGTGAACAATTTTCCATACCGTTGCACTGCTTCGCCTGCGTCCTTAACATCGTTGTCCCAATCCGGGAATGCAACATGCCAATCGTATTCGATCGCTGCATTAATCAATGGCTTTCCGTCTTCGCTCATATCCGGAACCACTATTACTTGCTTGCCAAGTTGTTCAATTTGGTCTGCCTGTTCTGCACTGATTTTATTTGATAGAACTGCTAGTCCATTCATTAACAATGCGTCAATGACTCCCTCGAATACTAAGACAAATTCTGATTCCTTTATTAAATTATCTAATCCATAAACATAATCAGAATCTACTGCAACCATGTACTTTGGTTTTATGATCTTCTTAAACGTCCTGCCACTGTATCCTACATTCTTTCCGTTCCAAGTAAATGGGAATATGATACGCTTTGACATTGCATCAGTTTTACTTTCGGTCCAATACACTTCTGGATAGTCTTCTAAATCACCTAACCGGTCTGCTGCATATGTAATTGCCTGCAACAACCCATCGGGATAATCCTCGCCTGCTGCCCAAGCCGAAAACGACTTAGCTCCTTCGGGTAACTTACGTTCTGTAAATGTTATCTCTTCGATTTCCTTTGGAGCTTGTACAATATAATCTGTTAAGTCTCTAATCCGAAGAGCTTCGATCACCAAATAATTAATATCGTTTTCGCCCGCGCCGAGCCAACGCAACAAGTTTCTTAGTTTATGGGATAAGGGTCTGCCGGGAGCATAGCCCGAGGTGTAATGACAATTGAAACAGTGATAGGTAAACGATCCATCCTCGTTGGGACGGATTCCTCCTCTGCCTCTTGTGTCTTTTGTTTCGCCGTTGTGAACACAACAAGGCGCGTTTCCACTATACCAACCTTTAGGACTAACCCTAGTCTTCCGTGTTGAGGTCCAGTGTTTCAGCGTATGCTGTAATATAGTATCGTGCAATCTAAAATCTGTATATGAGTTCTGTTATTGATCCGGAGGTAATGTTCTCTTGCTTAAATCGAACACCACTATAAACACCATTGAAATTAAATGCCATGTTGTCTACTTGGTCTACAAAGTTAATTGTCGCTATGTCAAAGAAATTTACGTTTGCTGGAAACTGGTTTGTAATGTTGTCCATTGTGCCTTCAACAGTTACGTCACCAGTGAATACAGCCGCATCGTCAAATTTGATTAGTGCTGTATGTAGTGCATTGTTTTGATGAACGTTAGTAATCTCCCCAACTACATCAGTCAAGTCAGTCAATGCATCAAATGTTAAAGTATCCGAAGGCGTGAACAGTGGTGCTGATCCTCGTCGTACATCCACTACGCCCCGGACGCCATAATTGTCGTCTGTGTAAACTGCTTGCGATGAACCGTCGACATCGTTCATCCGTATTGAATATTGATATTTGCCAAGCTCCACATCATACAAGTATTGTTCAGGAACGGTCACTCGGAACTTTCCTGTAATTGCATCTGTAACTACAGCAGGCATCTGAATTAAAAATCCTTCATATCCTTTGCGGTCATCAAATACTACAAACGTGAAACTCTTATTGCCAATGGGGGTACGCCTTTGGTCGGCGTTCTTGGCTTGGAAATATAGCACGTTATCTATATTTTTATGAAGTATTAAGTCAGCTGCATACACAATTTGATTCCTCGTACCATCGAACCCGTCACTTATTTGAACGTCGGTTTTGTTTTCATAAATGTAAATTAGGTTACTTTGCATATTGTATTTATCTCCTTATATTAGTTATAAAATTAACACATCAAAAAACACCGATAAATAAAGTAATGTTCATTCAAAACAAATATACAAGAATCTATTATAACATAATTAATTGTGCTAAGGATCAAAATCGCAGCAAGAGCGGCGGATATTTTGAAAATCATCATATTATTCCTAAATCCGTCGGCGGCACTGATAATGCATCAAATTTAGTATTACTAACAGCTCGTGAACATTTTATCTGCCATCATTTATTAACAAAAATAACTAGTGGTACATCATATCGGTCAATGTTGTATGCATTCAATATGATGCTAGTAGATTCAAAAAATAATAATAAATATTCTTTTAGTGTTAATAAAAAGTTTGAATCCTATAAAAAAAGACTTATAATCAAATTGTCAAAATCACGACAGGGTAAAACATTTATAGATTTGTTTGGCAAAGAACGGGCACTTGCTATAAAAATAAAACAATCTACTCCTGTTACTGTCTCCAGTAAGCACTATATCTCGAAATCTGATGCCTGCATTGATTTAGGCATAAGTATGTATAAGCTTAATAAACTATTAAAAGATCCAGCTTACAAACCTACAGTTTTAAAGGGGATGTCATTTATCGATAGATTCGGTACCGATCAGGCCTCGAAAATAAAAAATAGAATGGCAGCTTCAAAAACTGGAACAAATAGTCCAAATGCTATACCTATTACTGTCAACGGAAAACATTATAATTCTAAGTTGGCAGCTTGCACTGATTTAAATTTAAATTGGTCACAACTTAATCAAATATATGAGTAATATTGAACAAGCCGAAATGGAGCTAATACAAAAATATCCATTTATGTCCTACGTTACCTATGGTGGCCAAAGTTATCTTGGCATCATACAAAATCATAATCCTGTTTTGACAGGCATTTATCATTTCGATTCACTCGTTACCGACGAATCAAAATTACTATTCTTATCCTTAGGGGATGAATGGTGGTGGCAATCGAATCGTAAATTGCCTATTAATATTTTTATTAAAAAGGATTGGAGACCTTTCCGATCAATACTGAAAACTTTTAACAGTAAGGACGTTGAAATCGAATTTGGCCATTGTGTCCAAATGCGGGATATCGCGCAGAAGCGCACCAAGAAAAAATCAATTACATTAATCCGGAAATTTGATTAAGATACGTCGGCAGAAAAACGCTCGGCCGACAATTGTGCGTCAGCTAATGTTTTAATAGTTTTAGATCCGTGCTTTGCGAAATCGGTATTCATATCACCGAAATTGGCTTCGAATATTTTGTCGCCAATCTTAAATCCAAATACCGCACGATGACTCCAGCCGTACCAAATGCCTTTCTCTTCATCTAGGCCGGTTGATCCTTTGCCCCGTTTTGTGATATTATTTTTCTTAATTATATCTTCGGTGCTTTCTGTTAATTCACTTAATCTCATGCACGTATTTAGCCAAACCCAGATATTCGATTAACTATGCCAACGCCTAGAGCCACGCCAATTGCTATAAAAAAGCAATGGCGAAATACTATTGCTCTGAGTTGCTTCCAACCCTCTTTCCTATCTGCGTCAGTCAGTAGGTTTTTATTTTTCAAGATCATATTCCTTTGCAATCATGTCCATTAAATCTGCTTGCGACTGCAATTTCTTAACCTCGCCATTTGCTGCCAGCAAAAATTGAGCAATGTACTTCCGTTCCTCAAATAAGAAATCCATGTACGGTCTCCAACCTTCGCACTCGCAGCCATCTACAAAATAAAAGCCAGCTACTTCGATCATACTAAACCCATGGTTGTCATAATCTAAGATTAAGTTGTCATCGAGCGCGGCCATTTCAACATACGATGCTTGCAGCATTTCTAACGATTGCTCGTCATCGTAGAACTCCCAGTCTTCCATTTGAATCATTGATATATGTTCTCGTCCACAATTACATGTAAGGTTAGTTCCACCGGCCTGTGAGAAAATCTCACAAAACTGGTCATCGAGGTCTACGTGGATTTTAGTTGCCATTCTGCTTCCTCTATCAAGTTCATGTGTAATGCCACAACCATTGCATACGATGTGGCGTGTGACTTTTTGAATATGTATCCTTCCGAACTATCCATGTTCCATACATCTTTCTCTACCTCGTCCCAATGCAAGTTTTTCAAATGCTTTTTGCCTGGACGTATGATAGCGAGCAGCATTGCCATTTCCTTTATTGAAGATGGAGTCATGTGCTGTATTAGATCAAAGTAATCGCTAATGTGAATTAGCTTGCGAGTAAATTGCTCGTCTGTGTGTAACCGTGTCCAATTTGGTTCCTTACTTGTCAGCAGATTCAAATGTGCTTCGTCTCGCACAGTATCATAAACACCTAGGTTAAGGAAGTCTAGTTTGAAGTATCCGCGCTCCTCTGCTGCTTTATAGTCTAACGAGGAAAAACCGGTCATGGGGTCCGTTGGTATGTCTGTAAAGTAAACGCCGGTGTTATGCTTACGTATTGCGCCGTCCTTAATAATTGATGCAGGTGTGCCGCCCAACGTTTCAATGGCGTCTTCACGATTTTTCATGTCAATGTCTACGTCGGGTAAATTACTCATTAAATCCTGCCTCGTCCAATAATGACCGTACCCATTCTACATCTTCCGGATACTTCTCAAATTTTGCTGACCAACGGTCTGGTTCAATCCATTTAAATGCCAGTGCTAATTGTGTCTCGTCAAACGTTCCTATTGCGGCGACACCTTGATCACAGTTGAATAAGAACCACGGACTTAGGCGACCATTGGATATTAGCATCGCAATCTTGTTCGTGCTCGCTATCTCAAAGAATCGTGTAAAGTCTTCGCCGCCTTCGCGTCCCCACCTATCCAACTCTTCTATTGTCCTAGCCACTGCATCGCTTGCAGCTTCTTTATACATGTAATCGATCACGAATTGTTCGTAGTACCTATCCTTGCACCACCAGTCTAGTTTGACATTATTCTTTAAAAGGTATTCCACAAACCGATCTACATCTACTGCCCGTATTTGACTAACGTACCAGCCAAACTTTACAAACGCCTTATAATAATTGCTGTCCGCAAACTCCTCATATGTTTTAGGGCCTCCGGATTGTGTTGATACATAAAATTTATTGTATGCAGATAATCCTATGCGCGGACCTGTTTCATTTTGTTGTTTATGTCTGCGCTTCTTCTCGCACAAATGCACAGCCAGAGTCCTCTCCCGTGAAAAATCCTTCTTGCAAAACTTGCAAGTAAATTTCTCAGAAGAGCTTTTTGATTTCTCGGTCATGATATCCTAAGTCCTTACAATACTGGCGCAGTTCTTTATTGGAAACTTTATCCATCAGCAAAGCAATTTCGTCATCTTTCATTAACGGGAATTGTTCTATAAAGAACTTTTTAATCTTGTTGTTCGTTGCTTTGTCTTTCTTCTTGTAACCAATCCATTCGTGACGTGCTTTGCCCATCCCTGGAGAAGCTGTTGTTGCCATTAACCATTGTAACTTATGATGCTTGGTTGTTGCACTGTTTAGGTTTAACAAATTCTTGTTGAAGTTTTCGTTTGTTGCCCGTACCCACCATTCATCAAGTCCTACTACTCTGCCATCAACTGTGCTTGCCCAGCGTACCAATACAAACGGAGCAAATCCTTTCTTCTCTTGGTCGCTCAGTTTGTCGTAGTATCCTCTGTCCTTTAAATCTAATGCCTTTAGTGTTCCAAAGACATCTAGCTTGTGCTTTTTATCGCCAGGCAGAGTTTTACCTTCGTTAAGGTAACGCTCGATTTGTTGTTCTTCTGTCAATGGCTTTTCAGTAATGCCAAATAACGTTTCCATCGGGTTAGACATTTGAATCCTTCTTAAGTTTTTTTATTCTTTCGTCTAAGTCAATGTATGCAACACCATTGATTAAATCTTTGTGATAAACATATCCACAATTCTTGCACCACATTTGCTGTG